TTACAACAACCTTACTACCCCCATGCCGCCATCTACAGGCAATACCTGCCCAGTTATCCACGCAGAGGTATCCGACAGTAAAAACACTATGGCATTGGCAAGGTCTTGGGTGCTGCCAATTTTTTTAAGCGGGTTGCGGTTTTTTCCGGCTTCGGTCTTTTCTTCAGATCCTAACAGCTTTCCGGCTAAAGGCGTATCGGTCAAAGACGGTGCAATACAGTTAAACCTAATTTTAGGAGCATATTCCGCCGCAAGCGAACGGGTTAAGCCTTCAACAGCGCCTTTTGCCATAGCAACCGAAGCATGAAAAGGCATGCCTGTTGCAACCGCTACCGTGCTAAAAAACAACACGGCAGGATCTTCGGCAATTTTTAGGGCGGGTAAATACGCCTGGACAAAAGCAGCAGCACCGAGGGTGTTTATCGTAAAATCTGAAAGAAAGTCAGCTTCGCTAAGCCTGTGAAATGGTTTTAGATTAATCGTACCCGGAAAATAAGCCAGTCCGTTTACAGGACCTTCTATCGTGGGAAATTTTCCTGATGCGTAGCTATCCACAGTGTAAAATTGGTCATAACCGGGATTTTCGTGTTTTGTAGAAATACCAATAACCACATCGCCACGCTCATGCAGCATTTTAGCCGCCTGCACCGCCATAGCCGACGTCGCACCGGCAAATACATAAGTTCTACCTGCCATTATCGCTTACTTATTTTGTTAGAAGATATTGCACGCTGCCTGTCGCACTTAAAGCGTTTAATGGCATCGCTGCGCTTTTTGGCGTGCTTTGTCTTGCAGTTTTCTACACGGGTACGCCAAAGGGTGTAACTGCTAAACTTCAGTTCCCTTTTCATAAGCGCCTTAACGCGGTCTTCTGTTAGGCCAAATTGATAGAAGATAGCATCAAAAGGTGTGCGGTCTTCCCATGCCATTTCTATAATGCGGTTTACGTCTTCTTGGGTAATTACCTGTTTAGGCGCTATAACTAACGGTGGTATCATACACTTTGTAATTGATAATTATCAAAGATAAATGAAAAGCTAACCAACTGCTTTTAAGCAACAAAACTTTAGCAAGTGTTTAAGGTTAACGCGCGATATGTATTTAACTCTCCATACTGAGCTAATAAAAACTCTTTTTACTCACCGTCCTGTTAACATCAATAACATAAAATAGTGCCTGTATGTCGTTTAGGTGGAGCTTAAAGTCGCTAAACTCGGGGCTGTCGTTAAGGGAGTGGCAGGTAATATAGCCTTCCTCGGTATTGTGCTCTACGATCTCTTTAAGCAACGGCATCTTGCTTTGCGTGGTGTAAATAACCCAGTAGGGGAAGTCGCGAAAACGCAGCTTACCATTCCAGTGCTGGCGTTGCAACTCTCTGGTACTAACTATACTATTTCGGGTAACGGCGGCACTGCTGCCATCATCCATACTGTCGCCGTTAACCCTAAAGGCTACATAGCGCCCATGTACCGGCTTATCTACCAATATACCATGCTGACTCAAATCCATCAAAAACTCGGCATCCTGGTAAGCACTTAAAAACCCTGCCTGAACGTTAAACTCTGCCAAAGGCATCAGCATATAAAATTGCCCGTTAGGCAGCTCTATAAATTTGTTGCCGTTTTTGTTTTCAAAGTCGTCCACAATTTTAACCACCTCCTCATTATTAACTTTTTTATGATGCACTGCATCCGGCTCCAGCACTTTGTTTAATATTTCACTTTTAGATTTAGGTATAGGTTTACCCTTTTCGTAGTTGATAATTGTTTCGCGGCTGGCGCCAATAAGATCGCCCAACTCCTTTTGAGTCAGGCCCAGTTGCTCACGGCGACGTTTTATATCTAATCCTTCCATAATCAAAGCTTTAGCTAAATGTAAAAATAAATTCCACACAAAAGTGTAAAATTTAACATGATTTGATTTTGTAAAGTGGAATATTCAACTTAACTTTGCACTATACTTCACAAAGATATAATAAAATGCGTAATAAACAACACATAGCCAAAGAAATAATGCAATTGATTGCAATAAAAGCTTCATACAATTACTTCTTAGGGTCTGAAAGCTCACTATTTGAAGTGGAAAATACCACACAGGTAAAACAAAACCTAACGACAATTACCCAGTCGCTTAACGCGCTCTACGCCGAGTATAACGAGGCTGTTGATTGTCAGTTAACCGTTAACGGCAGCTCCCAACAACTGCCAATCGTTAACCAACAACTAAACATGAGCGCAATAATGCACTTTAACGCCGACAGGCGGTTTACAATTACTGAATAGAGTGGATTTGGTTATTTGGGGATTTGGTTATTCGCCCCAACTCCAATAATCAAATCCCCAAATAACCAAATCCACCAAACTTTAAGACTTGCAACTTTACAATTTTTAAATCACAAAAAAATGACAATTACAGGAACAATTGAAAGCATTGAGTACCGCAACACAGCCGGTCACGAAAAAAAAGTAGTAACTCTTGTGCCCGATGGCAGGCAAAGGGCGTTTGTAGAATTCCGCGGCCGCCGTATGGACGACCTTAATGAATACAAAGAAAACGATGAAATACACGTAACAGTAACACTGGAAGGTAAAATATCTAAAAACAGCGGCATACAATACAACAACCTTGTAGCGCAAAGTGTAACGAGCTGCTAATTTGGTAATAGGGTGGATTTGGTTATTTGAGGATTCATTGATTTGGAGCTTCGAATAACTGAATCATCAAATTAACAGATTAACAGTTACCACTCACAAATAACCAAATCCACGTATCAACAACAAAACATAAAATCATGAATTACAAAATAAAAGGCATTATAACCGCCATAGGCGATATAAAAACCACAAAATTAGGCACCGCAGTACAGCAACTGCATTTTGAACAGGAAACCGGCCGCATGTTTTACCCGTCGGCGCTGGGCACCAAAATAGATCTCTTAGCCGACATGCTGCCCGGCGATGTAGCCGAACTCGAATTCCACATCTCTGGCTCTAAAGGCACTTACAACAATGTGATTATAGACAATCTTGTAAGGGTTTAAGTGAATTGCGGGTTTTGGGTTAGGAGTTGTTGGTTACCGAAGCGCCTGTTGACTTTAAAACTTTCGACTTGATGACTTTACTAATTGTTCTTTGACATACTGTTTAAAACTCTCCTTTGCAGTTAGCAGAAGAGAGTTATGAAATTTTATTTATCAACTTTAATATAAGTGTACATAGAAATATTTTTGGGCCGTGTTTCAGCTCCGCCTTCAGGCTCTGTAGAATAGGTTGCAGGATTCCAAGCATATTTAGAATTAGATCCACGGCCACTTACATCATTTCGGGCAGCACCTTCAAATTTATGACTGTGCGCTTTAAGCATATCATCCTGAAAGCTACCCGCCAGTCTGTTAGCATCAGTATCTACACCTTTACCACTATAATTACTGCTTCTTATAAAAGCACCCAATGCATTTGGTAAATAATACTTATCTCCTTTTTTTGTAAGTATATTAAGCTGCGCATTATTTTTTAAGATAGTAAAAAGTGAGCTTTTTTGATCCACCTCACTGCCGTCGAGTAAAACCCAAACTCCTTTTTGAGTAATCTTAAATGTCTCAGGAGTTAAAAGTGACTGTTTAATACTGCCTACGTTTTCCATCACAGTACAGGAAATTAATAACGGCGGAATAACAATCAACAAAAGTAAAATTTTAGTCTTCATAATTTTAAAAATTAAGTTAATAATCTCAAAATTAAACATCTAAACATTATCAAAACATCCCCATCAATAGGTAATTACTGAGCGCATTTACTTAAAACTAATTTAATCAATCGCTTTGTACATAGTCATCATAGCACGCCACCAGCTCAAGCAGCGTTATTTACATATTGATAGATCTTATTAAATCCTAACGGTAAATTTAAAGTTATCACATTGATTGTAAATCCAAACACTCATAATTGGCCCCCAATATTTCCCAATCCCTCTTTTGAAATGCAAGAAACCGAAGCCCAGAACAGCGCTTCCTTTTCCGCCCCTACCCCTGCAAAACGCAAAACCAATAATGGCCCTTATAAACAAGAATATGCAGAGCAGGTCTATAAGCTCTGCCTGCTCGGCGCTATAGACCGCGATCTGGGTTCCTTTTTTGGTGTAACCCGAGAGACCATTATCAACTGGAAAAAAAGCAAGCCTGATTTTGGCGAGGCCGTAGCCCGCGGCAAACGCGCGGCTGATATGGAGGTGGCCGAATCGTTATACCGCGCCACGATTGATAGGGTTATTTCCACTAAACAGGCCGTAAAATGCAAGGAGGTATATTACGACGAAAACGGAAAGCGCGTAGAAAAGGAGCGCATAGAAATAGTGGAGGTAGAAAAGCATGTGCCCGCCTGCTTCCGCTCGCAGCAGTTTTGGCTGCGCAACCGCAACCCCAAGCTTTGGAGCCTTAAGCACGAGGAACCTGACGATTATCCCGTGCGCAACTACACGCTGAATTTGGGCCAGGGCCATAATCCGGATGACGATGAAACTCCTGCCTAAACAACAGCATGCGGTGTACTTTTTAAAAGACACTATAACCGAAGAAGTACTGTACGGCGGGGCGGCGGGCGGTGGCAAAAGTGCTCTGGGCTGCCTGTGGCTTATGGAAATGTGCGGCCGGCACCCCGGCACCCGCTGGCTGCTGGGCCGTAGCAAACTTAAAACACTTAAAGAAACCACACTGACTACGTTTTTTGAATTAGCCAAGCAGCTACGCTTATCCCGGCAATTTAAGTACAAGGCTACAGAGAATATTATTTATTGGAACAACGGTAGCCAGATCATCTTAAAAGACCTGTTCTTATACCCATCCGACCCGAATTTCGACAGCCTTGGGTCGCTCGAAATTAGCGGTGCGTTTATAGACGAATGCAACCAGGTACACTACCACGCCTGGCAAATTGTAAAGAGCCGCATAAGGTACAAGTTAACCGAATTTAAGCTCATCCCTAAAATGCTGGGCAGCTGCAACCCGTCTAAAAACTGGGCGTATAAAGAATTTTACAAACCGCACCGCGATGGTTCGCTACCGCCTTACCGGCGTTTCATTCAGAGCTTGCCAACTGATAACCCCTACCTGCACCCCAGTTATTTACAGTCGCTTTTAAGGCTTGATAAAAACAGTCGCGAACGCCTGTACTTTGGCAACTGGGAGTATGACGATGACCCTGCTACCCTTATTGACAACGACAGTATTGCCGACTATTTTAAACCGCACCATCTATCTCCTACCGGGCTCAAGTACATGACTATAGACGTTGCCCGTAAAGGCCGCGACAAAACAGTCTTTAGAATTTGGCACGGCTGGGTGTGCATAGCACGGGAGAGTATAGCCAAGTCTGGCCTGGACGAAGTGGTAAGCCGCGCCAAACTGCTGCAAATTAAGCATGGCATTGCCCTAAGCAATGTTGTAGCCGACGAAGATGGCGTAGGCGGCGGCGTGGTCGACTTTTTAAAATGTAAGGGTTTTGTAAACAATTCGGCACCACTACAAATGCTTGAGGGCAACACCTACATAAAACCCAATTACGACAACCTTAAGAGCCAGTGCTCCATTAAGATGGCCGAAATGATTACCAACCGCCTTGCCGGAGAGCTGTGCGACAATGATGCCGTACAGCAAACCACCGCTGAAGAAATGGAACAGGTAAAACTTAAAGACATTGATAAAGATGGCCGCCAGGGCATTACACCCAAAGACCGCATTAAAGAACTCATAGGCCGCAGCCCCGATGAGTGGGACAGTATCATGATGCGTTACTGGTTTGCGTTGCGAAGAACATATACGGCGAGAGTGAGGGTTGGGTAAAGCGATTATTTGTGTATTTGTGTATTGGTTATTCGTAGCGCATTTGCCGCACTGTCATTGCGAGGGAGGCACGACCGCGGCAATCTCATTATATTTTACTTGTGGGATTGCCGCGGTCGTGCCTCCCTCGCAATGACGGCGCGTGAAGAAAAATCCGTGAAAACCAGCGATTGCGATGCATCCGTATTACTTCCAAATAACCAAATCATCCTATTACCAAATCCACAATAAAAATGAAAAACATCACCCTAAAACAATACACCCAACTAAAAGATACCTTGCCTTACGACAGCATCCTAACCCACCTCAACCCAAAGAATAATTTCGGCGGCAGCCAGATGAATATTGGGCAAATGCCTTATGCTAACGTAAAATACTGCATCAGGCTGTTGCCGAAGGTATCCGACTGGCACGGTATCCAACAGCTTTTTGAGATATGTTTCGGTGTACCCGAAAAAACCTTCTGGCGCACTCACATTACCGACTATTTCGCCGCCAGAAAGTTCATGCTACAGGAATTTGAACGCATTATAATTACCGAAAACAAGCTGCTCGCTACACAAAGTACCGACGCCCACTTGTGGCAAATGGCAGGCGCCGATAAGCTCAAACCCTACAGCGACACCCTGCCCCTGTTGCAACTCGGCAAGCTGTTGGGCCAATACCCGTTTGACCTTGGCCGAAAGCCCTACAGCGAGATCTTTAACCTGCTCGCACAAACCAAAACCCAAAACGAGGTAGAGGCAGAGTACCAAAAACTAAGCAAGGGTTGATTTGGTTATTTGTTAATTCGGTTATTTGGTTTCGCAGTACAGTCCAGCTTGTCATTGCGAGGCAGGCACGACCGCGGCAATCCCACACGAAATACAATAACATTTTTTTTTAATGTTAAACATTCAATTAAGCAATATTTGAGATTGCCGCGGTCGTGCCTGCCTCGCAATGACAGCACGTGAAGAAAGCAACTTGAAAATCCGCGCTGCGCAGCATCCGGCTCATCAGCGTTCAATCCAAATAACCGAATTAACAAATTACCATATCCCCAAAAACCAAATTACCACATCCCCAAATAAACAAATCCACATAAAAATGAAAGACATAGTACGCATACTGCAAGACATAGCCCAGGCAAAAAGCTTGGAATACCACTACGGCAAAAAAGCCGCCCTAAACCTGCTGGATGGCAGTGCCGAACCCGGCAAAACCTTCCTGCTGCACGAGTTTACCAACCGTAAAAGCGAATATAACGATTCGGGTACCAAAATAACGGCCGCAACCTACGAGGGCAAGTTCTTTTTGGTAAAGCACTCCGACTTCGACCAGCAGTATTTTGCTGAAGCAGGTACAGAAGAAACATCTAAATATACGGCTAACATAGAGCCGCTGTTACAGGTTTTTAATGACATTGGCAACAGCCTGGCATGCCTTTCGGCAGAAGTTACCCAATGGGATAATATAGATGTTACGGATGCGCTTGATGCCAATATGGATGGCCTGCTGTGCAGCTACAGCATTAAAATGCCGGCACATTATGAGTAGCGCAGCACAAATACTGCAAGCGGAATTTACCCTGCTTAAAAAGGATATAATTGCGGCGTATGAAGCAAGCGGGATGGCAACCAGTGGTAACTGGGGCAAAAGCGTGCAGGTGGTAAGCCTGCCCAACGGAATTAGCATTATGGCTGATGGTTACATAAACGGCCGCAAGCCCGGCAAAGTGCCACCCAGCGAAGCTATAGAGGCATGGCTTATAAAAAAGGGTATTGCCGCACGGGTAAGAGATGACATAAGTACCTCGAGCCTTGCCTTTTTAATTGCCAGAAAAATTGCCAAAAAAGGCTGGCAGCCCAAGCCCGGCACACAAAACCCGGTAGATGCCGTAGCTACACCGCAGCGCATTCAGCAAATAATAGATAAAGTGGGGCAGGCGCATTTAGCAACTTTTACTACCGATATTTTAAACTCCCTAAACCAAATTTCTGTATGATAGTATTTTCACCCTCGGTTAACGAAGGCAAGCTTCGCCCGGCCTATAATAATGATATTTACCGCTTTAAGAGCGACTCGGTTTTAGCTTCAAAATATTGTGATATTGAGTTGGGTGGTAATCCGGCCGCGAACATCCCTAATATAAACATAAGGCTGTACCCCGACCCTGCCGGTAACTTTTTTGTAAACTTTATGCCGTATATAAAGTCGGATATTAACAACACAAATTTTGAAGACAACCTTACACCTAACCTGCAGGCCCAGTTTCCGCAAAGCTTTATTTACGACCGCACTACAGAACGCTATCTGCAAAGAGGCACCTGGTTTTGGATTACCCTTGCCGATGGCTCTGTAGATTCTGCCTACAAGATCCTGGATTACCTTTGTAGCGTAACCCAGGCAGGCGATAAGCTGCAAATGAATAAAAACAGCATCTACGCCCTTTCACCCTGTAAACCCGATACTGCGAACAATTATTACCTTAAATACTGGCAGGGCTACCCGTTTGATGTAAGCCTTTACTACCCTAAAACCGGGCCATTAAAGGTTAAAAACCTAACCACCCTTTTTAACCGCGATTTTACAAACACCGGCAAGGTACACCGCCTGTTTTTCTCAGATGGGCGCAGCGATGAAACCCTGGAAGACCTGCTGCCTATGAACGAGGGTTTTAATACTTTAGAGCTTACCCAAACCAATTTATTAGGGCTGGCAGACAGTGCCAATACAATAATAGATACTACAGTACGCAGTACACTACCCAACAACACTATTTATATAAACTTGCAAAAAGTGCCTTATGAGTGTGGTGTGTACCTAAAATGGTTTAACCCCCAGGGAGGTTATAGCTATTGGCTGTTTGAAGACACTTACAGCATAGACCGCAGCACCAAACAGCTTGGCGAGCTTGACTTTGATAATGCCAATGCAGAATATACCACGGCACGTACCCGCCAGATAGGAAAGGAAAGCCAGGATACCCTTAAAATTATTGCCGAACTGCTTACGCCCGATGAGCGTAGCGTTGTAGAAACCATTTTAGACAGCCCTAAGATATACCTCTTTACCGGCAAGCCTTTTGCCCGCAATGCAGCCGATGACTGGGTAGAAGTTACCCTTAAAACCACATCGGCACGGCTTAAAAACCCGCGCCAACAGCTTACTAATTTTACTTTTGATGTAGAATTGCCTGCAAGGTATACGCAAACTCTATAGCCGTAAAGTCTTAAAGTCATCAAGCCGAAAGTCCTTGCCCACAAAAAAGAGTGGAGCGATGAATGGGTATAGTTTGATATTCCGGATGCATTATTAATAGTGTTTAATTAAGATGCTAAGTGTTGCTTTTCCCCTCTCCTTTGGAGATGGGCCGGGGTTGAGGACTTTCGACATTAGACCTCTTGACCTTTGACTAATTCAAATATTTCCTCCAAACCATAAAAATGTGTCCCTACTCCTCTACATAAACGGGCAGCTGGCCGATCTTGATGCCGGACAAACCATAGCCCAAACCAAACAGGTAAACGACCTTAACAGCCTTGATAACCGCCAGGCCAGCTATACCAACAAGTTTAAGTTACCCAAAACGGCTACTAATGTTAAGATAATGGAGTACCTAACCGTTACCGGCAATAACTCTAACGTACCCTATCAAAAAAACGAATGCAGCCTGTTTAGCGAAACCGGCGAGTGCTTTGTATACAACGGCTGGGCAATGATTACTGATGGCGGCAATGATTATGAAGCCGTTATTTATGATGGCATTGTAAGCCTATACAAAAAGATAGAGAACCAAACCCTGGCCAATTTAGAACTGGCAGATGACCTTAACCACACCAAAACACTGGCTAATGTTATGGCTTCCTGGTCTAACCCTAATACTAAGTATAAATATATAATGGCTAACTATAACGGGGCTACTCATTACATACCGCCGTCCTTTCCTCCTCAATTAGTAGTAAATGTAGATTATCTGTTGCCATCAGTCAATGTAAGCTGGCTTTGGCAAAAAGTCTTTACACAGTATGGGTTTACGTATAGCGGATCGGTTTTTAATTCAGAAGATTTTACCAACCTGTGGGTAACCTATCCTAAAGGGGTAGCTACTTCAGATCTTAATGTATCCCAACTGGAAAGCGACACTATTTTATATCACACCCCTGCTACTGTATATAATACAATATATTACGTAGCCTTTACAGGAAACCCGGTTACCAACCTGCTCTCGTTTAACTCTAATATTTTTTGCCAGGTAGCGCAAACAGGTAAATACCGGTTAAACATATCGGGCAAAATTACCACCAGCGGCGCCCCAACTAAAATGTACCTGGCTAAAAACACGAGTAATTTATCTGCCGACTATGCACCTCAATTTAAGAACATCACGCATGAATTAGATTCGGGAACTGACTTTTCAAGGTCGGTACTCTTTGATCTCCAGGCAGGCGATAGCGTAGCCATTGTAATACGGTCGGCTGATTCCGCCGGGCAATACTATTTGCATCACGATGAGTGTGAGCTTACCGTTAATCTGGAACTTGTGGGCGGTAAAGAGATAGATTTTCAGGGGGCTTTTGAAAATTTTTCTATTCGCGATTTTGTAAACGAGGTAATTTACCGCTTTGGGCTTACACTATATAAAAGAAAAGACGACAACCATTACGATTTTTTAACCCTGCAGGAGCAGCTCCAAACGCCACAGCTTCAAAACTGGAGCAGCAGGTTTGTACGCAAAACCGCCGAAAAATACACCTTTAGCAACTACGCCCAGCAAAACTACCTGCGCTATGCCTATAATAATAAAGATGACAGCTATCATGATGCTGCATTTGCTGTAAACAACGCCAATTTAGATGACACGAAGGACATATTTAAATCTAAAATATACGCCCCCGAAAAAGACCATGCAATGTATTTGGGCACGCCCTCTAACATTTATAAAATGTGGGATAAAGATGTAAATGTAGATGCCGAAACCGGGCAGACAAACATTACTTATAAGCCTTTAGACAGCCGGTTTTATTTTTTAAAGAGTACTGTAAAACAATTTGGTTCGCCCATAAAAATCGGGTCTAAAGAGTATAACACATCCCAATTAATTTATAGCTGCCCTATAGAGAGTTTTTATAAACTGCCCTTTACAGATGTTGTTCAGGATTACTACACTCCATTAAATGCTATATCTGATAAAGCACAAATAGTTACAGCAGAGTTTTGGCTTACTGATAATGATATTGCAAATTTCGACTTTAAAAAGCTGTATTACCTGGAGCAGCTATCATCTTATTTTATTATGAATAAGATAAACAACTACATACCCGGTAAGCCCACAAAATGCGATTTAGTTAGGGTACAATACACGGGCGAGGCACAGCCTTACCTTGCACTTACGCACATACAAATTAATGGCCTTGCCACTACAAGCTACAATGTAAGCAGTTTTGGTAATACCACGATTATATTACAATACTATCAGCACTATAATGATACAGCTGAAATTGTGTGGCAAAATGCTACCGGTGGTACACAAAGCCCAATACCGTTAACCTTTCCGTTTGCAGGTACATTTACCGTGCGCTTGTGGTGCAACGGTTTAACATCTAACACCATTACCATAACGCTGCCGTCCAATCAAACCATATATGCATAATAAAGATTAAATAGCATCTTAAAAACTATAAGCTTTGAAAACAATATTTTCAATATAAACGTAATGTAATATGGCAAACAATAGAATTGTAATAGCACAACTTGATGTAGATATAAGTAAAGCTAAAGAGCAACTTAAGTATTATGCCAATAGTATAGATGATACTATTGAAACGATGAAACGATTAACTGCTGAAGGCAAAACTAACACTGTAGAGTTTAAAAACCTGGAAAATCAGCTAAAATATACAAAAGAGCTGCACAGCGAATTAGCTAAGAATATTGATGTACTTACAGCATCAATGCAAACGCAACTTGAAGCCCAAAAAAAGCTCGATGCTATAATACAGCAAACTAACACATCAGAAAATGAATTCATAAAAAATAATGAAGAGCTGCTAAGGCAAAAAAAAGCACTTATTATAACTGATGCTGACTACGAAGCCAATCTTACCCTCATTAATTCCAAAATTGCAGAAAACAACAAATGGCTACAAGAAAACGGATCTGAACACGCCAGGCTTATAACCACTATGAACGACTATAAGCAGCAGGTTAAAGAAAGTTTTGATAGCATTAATATTTTTAACGGAGGTATCTCGGGGTTAACCTCCCGCGCACAGGAAGCGGGAGGTGCCATACCGCTGCTTAAAAATGCCTTTAACGGAGTTACAGGCGGCATAAAAGGTATGGGAGCCGCTATAATGGCTAACCCTATAGGCGCAATTATAGGTGCAATTGTAATAGTAGCCCAGGGGCTGTATAATGTTTTTAAAGATTTTAAACCCTTAATGGATAAGGTAGAGCAGGGTATGGCTGCTGTGGGTGCCGTAATAGATACAATTAAAAATTCTATCATCGGTTTGCTTACCGGAGCAGCATCGTTTGGCGAATTTTTTTCCGGTATCACCACAGGTGCCTCAAAAGCAGCTTCGGAGGCCATGAACCTTAAAAAGGCACAGCAGGAACTCGCAAAACAAATGGGGTTGCAGGACATTGCCAACCAAAAAGCGCAGGTACAAATGGCAGAATATATTGCACTTTCTAAAGACCAGAACCTAAGCGAAGAAGATCGTATTAAGGCATATAAAAAAGCGGCAACCATAGAGTCTCAAAATTATGCACAGCGTAAAAAGATTGCTAACGACGATTATAATAACGCCGTAATAGCAATTGCCGTTAATACAAACCTTACCAACCAGGAACTGGCCAACCTAAAAACAAAAGGCGTTGCCTATGCGCAGGAACTGGCCGAAAAAAAAGCCATAAGCAAAGAAGAACTCGACCTCTTAAAGAAAACGCAGCTGGAACGTATAAAAATTGATGGAGAAGAAAGAGGGCTGGTACGCAAGCACAACACCGAACTCGGCGCTATGCACAAGCAATTTGCAGATGACAAAAAAGCCACGGACGATAAAAATAATGCAGATGCACTAAAGAGGCAGCAGGAACACGAACAAAAACGTACCGCACAATTAGACCGTTATGCCGCTAAACTTAAACTGGAGCTTGATATCTTTATGCAGGCACAAGGCGAAAAATCTAAATCGCTTAAAGAAGAACTTGATTATGCCGAAGAAGTTAAAAATAAAAAGCTTGCCATAGCCCGGGCCGAATTTAATGCTTCCGAAAAAACCGCTAACGATAGACGTACATTGCAACTGGCAGAAAATGAAGCAAAAGCAGAGGGATTAAAGAATACCGCCGAGGCTACGGCTAAATATGCCCAGTCGGAACTCGACCTATACATCCAAACGCACGTTAGTAAACTTAACGGCGCAAAAACACTTACCCAGGATCTTATTGCCGAAGAGGAGAAAAGGCTGGAACATATTAAAAATTCTAAAATTAAAATACTGGATGCCGAAAGCAAAACCAACCAGCAAATTATAGATGATAAAAGGGCAAAGAATATTGAGCTTAGCACAGAGGATAATGCGTATCTTACTAAAAAGGCTGAAATAGAATCTGAATTTAAAACCCAGACACAGGCAAATAATGATGCCCTGGAAGCACAAACCAAAGCACAAAAAGCAGCACAGCTACAGGCCGATAAAGATATTGCAGTAGCCAATGCACAAACGCAATATGACGCCGATTTGATTACTGAGCAACAGCGTTTTGAGGCCGAACTGGAAACGCTTAAGACACAGTATGACAATAAACTTCTTACCAAGGAGCAATATGATGCCAAAGTTAAACAGAGTACTGAAGTTAACGCTGATAACGAAAAGAAGATAGAACAGGCAAAAAATACAGCCATAACATCGCAATATGCCACCTTGTTTGGCAATGTATCACAATTGCTGGGTAAAAAAACGGCGGCGGGTAAAGCCGCAGCCATAGCAGAGGCAACAATGAATACTTACAATGGTGTTACACAAGTTTGGGCATCAAAAAGTGTATTGCCGGAGCCGATGGCTACCGTTGCTAAAGTGGCTAATACGGCAGTGGTTGTGGCATCGGGTTTGTCGGCCGTTAAAAAGATAACTTCTACAAAAGAGCCAAAGTTAAAGCAGGGCGGCTTAGTGGCCGTGGGCGGCAACCGCCATAGTAATGGAGGCACTATGTTTACCGGTGCCGATGGCACCCGTTTTGAAGCAGAGCAGGGCGAACTTATTGGGATTATGAACCGCAATGCGGCAGCACACTTTATGGCGTTTAATAATGCTTTCCCGGCTGGTGGGAGTGCTGCACCCAATTATTTTGCCAATGGCGGTATTGTATCGCGCGAAATGGCAACACCGGGAATCAATATAGACGAGCTGGCTGCAAAAATAGCCATCGCAAATGCGGCTATTCCCGCGCCTGTGGTATCAGTACAGGATATTATTACACAGGGCAACAGTTTTGTACAGGTGCGCGATGGGGCAAATTTTTAAAGTATGATTTGTTGATAAAATCGCAATCAAAAGACTTGAACTATAACAACTTCGCGTGCTACAAAATATTCTAACCGGCTGGAAAAACTACCTCAGCAAAAGCGAGGTTACAGAAGCCATAGCCAAACACAGGGCTGCTGTTTGTGCGGCATGCCCTAATGCCCGACAGGGTAAACTACTAACCTTTATAAAAGACCGTTTAAAAGAAGTAGAAGGCACTTATTGCAACACCTGTAAATGCCCGCTTAGCGCAAAAGTGCGCAGCAATGATATTTGCCCAAAAAATAAATGGTAAAACATGACCCGATATGAAACCATACAGAGCCTTGGTGATAATTTTATAAAACTAATGGGCAAAGGCCTTGTACCAACCCATATTTTAGACTGGAAAGTGTACTATGAGGCTTATATTAGAGAGGCTGAGATACTAACGTTACATCGCGGCAAACGCAACAAAACCCGGGCCGCCTGCAACGTAGCCGAGAACTATAAAATAAGCGAACGCAGCATGTTTAATGTAATTGCCTTTATGGAGGGGTGTTAGCCTTAACTCCAATACTCACGTAAGTTACGGCCTATATCGGGCTTGTCTTCTTTATGAGCGTCGATATGGTGTTGTGGCTTGTCTTCAGATATAGCTTCTTCTAAATATTCATGATAATCCTGTATTTGGTTTATCATTGCCTTATGTGCCTTTACGTAAATATTATTTTTATAAGGCACCTTGCTTTTCTTAGGTTGCTTTTCTGCTATGGCTGCTTTTCTTTTCGAATTCAGATTTGCCATACTGATAAGCATAACCACTATAATAAATCCAACAGAAAAATAATTAATAAAGTAATTCATAGTTAGTCTTCTTCTTCAGTATATATAAAATTGGCATCCTTAACACTCATTTTATCAAAATGTACATCATAGCCATTTTCGGCTGCCCATACCATATAATCGGCATAGTCCATTTCATTTCTAAGAGTATAATCAGTTTCTTCCTTTTCAAGTTCAACTATCTTTTTTGCAGCGGGGTTAAACCAGGCATATTGCAAAATTATTAAAGCCACAACAATTGTAACTAAGCTACCGCCAATGTAGTATGCATTCTCGTTACCGGAATTTTTAGCCGCCGTTGCCTGTAAGGCTATAATAAGGGGGCTGTTTAGTAATGGATATATCATTAAACTAAATTATTTATCTTCAATAAATATCGATTGGTGCTTCTTATAAGTGTAATTTGTTATATAAAAATGATCAAGGCTAAAGGGTTTTTCTACGTTGCTAACGGCGCCAAAACTGCTCGTTTGTTTTTCGTCAAACGTTTTATGGGCATCAATATAAATGTTAGGTATCTTCTTCGCGACCTTTTTATCCTTTAAAAATGCTTTTTTATAACATATGTAAAGCGTATGTAAAAATATTACAAAAAATAGTGTCCATATAATTTCGCTAATATACTGCTTCATCATATTTAAAGTTTTTCAAAATAAAATGATTTTATAAACTTATGGTGGCGGGTTTCTACTTTATCAAATAGTAAAGGCTTATTATTAATCGCCGCCCATTGAACATATTCTCCATATTCCACTTCATTAAGTAATTCGGCAGAAGCCTCATCCTCCTCCTCATTCCTCTCTTTTTTGCTATCTACAGAAACCACAATTAATCCAACAATGACCATTAAAATGTATGAAACTATAAAAAAGACAATATAAGCTATTGGGATTAGAATTATTAAGCCTATAATTATTGAAGTTTGTTCTGACATTGTGAATTTTTTTCCCCAAATATATAAAAACCCTGTTGATACAAAAATTTATTTTAGGTCAGCAAGCGTAACTGTAACAACTTCTTTAGCATCTCCATTAAAAGTAAAAACCAATGCTTCACCCTGCATATAAGCACTCCAATTATTACTGTATATGTTAGTTTTAACCTCTTTAATAGACACTTTATCAACATCTACAAATATAAGGGATGTAAGAGAGCCGTCGGCCGAATCCCAGCGTTGCAAAAAAATGCCGTTAAAAGCAATGTACAGCCAGTCGGCATAATGCACACGCTCCAGTTGGGGCAGTTCAGGATAGCTTTTAAGGTAAATAGTGTTAGCGCTCTCGCCCGGCAGGCTGCCCGCAAAGCGGCTGTACAGGTTAAAATTACCCTGCTGAAAGAAAATACCCCAGGCGTTAAGCGCGGGCAAATCGGGCAGAACAGTTTTTTGAGGATTTTGCAGCGGTTTCTTTTTAAAAAAGTTAAAGAAAGACATGGTAATGGTATTGGTATGGCAAAGATAGGCGAGCGGCACAAAATAATAGTATAACACTTTCTATATTCGGCTAAAGCCAATCATTCTTACACTAATATCCCCTGACTAAAGTCAGGGGCAACACATAATGTATTTTTAGCAGTGCGGCATGTATTGCCCGTGGCTGAAGCCACGGGTTTAAATTGCACATAAATTGGGCTTTAGCCGAATTGTAGACCCCAACATAACCTTGGTTGAAAATATGCAACAAAAAGCATTTACTGCAAGAGCCACTTCAGTACTACACATCAAAAACCGCCGTAACTTTGCAGCATCAAAAGTCCTCACCCCCGGCCCTCTCCAAAGGAGAGGGGAGACGGAAACGGAAACAGCAGTAAGCGATGTGAGTGTAGCTGTTCCCTCTCCTTCGGAGAGGGTTAGGGTGAGGACAAACACTGCAAGAACCACTTCAGTACTACGCCTCAAAAACCGCCGTAACTTTGCACCATCAAAATAAGGGAACAAGTAGCTACCCCGCTTTAAGACTTTTGACTTCAAACTTTCGATTTTAAGACTCCTCGATTTTTCAAATTACCGAATCACCAAATTTTCAAATCAAAATGAAAAATGACAGGAAACATTTATATCTCCGGCCAGATAGGCACTTTTGACGGCACCCCCGGCGTAGAGCTTGTAGATGTGGTAGGCCAGGTAAAAAAGCAACCTAAAGCTACTGCCTTTAATGTGCACATTAACAGCGAGGGCGGACTGGTAGATGTGGGTTTCGACATCTATCATTACCTAAAAGCCCTTGGCAAGCCCGTTACTACCATAGGCAGCGGTATTGTAGCCAGCATTGCTACCGTGATATTCATGGCAGGAACACAAAGGCAGGTGCGCGAAAACACTCCGTTTATGATTCACCTACCCTGGGGCGGCTCTATGGGCACTGCGGATGAACTGGAGCAGTTTGCCGATCAGCTACGTGCTATAGAAAAAAAGATGGTAGGCTTCTACAAAAAAGCACTAAACGTACAGGAACAGGCCATCATGCCGCTCTTAAAGAACGAAACCTGGCTAACGGGCAATCAGCTCTCCGCCCTTGGATTTACTACCTCGCGGCAGGTTAAAGCCGCAGCTAAAGCTTTCATTAACCCTAACGCACCCATGAGAGGAACGTTTACCGACAAAGACAGGCACTGGATGGAAGGCCTGTTTACCAAAGTATTGGGCAAGTTTAAAAACGCCCACATTTTTAACAAGATCGTACAGGATGCCACCGGTGCAGAGATCGATTTTACCGATTTGCCCGACGATGCGGTAATCGAGGTTGGCGCTATTGCCACTGTAGACGGCGCACCTGCCGAAGGCGAGTACCTGCTGCCCGATGGTTTTACCTATGTCTTTACTGCGGGCGAGCTTACCGAAATTATCGAACCCGAGGAGGATGCACCTGCGGCATCATTAAGGGCCGAGAACAAAAACCTAAAGCGCCAGCTTAACCTTATTAAAAACGAGGTACTGGCACTTAAAAAACAGGTGGGCAGCCGCTACAGCATAGACGGTAAAAAGGTGGCCGCACGCAAGCCCGGCACGACTGACAGGACCAACGGCATGAAGCAATATTTGCAGAATAAAAACAGAAAGTAATGGGAGTTATTAACGCAGATGCATTAACACTAAATGCCCGTGAGGCCGAAACGGTAAGCGAGGTAATTTTTGAAAGGGTTTTTAACGACAGCGACCTTGCCGAATACCACGAGATTGAAACGGGAATAGATGTAAAAACCCAAATTGCTTTTGCCGAAAGGCTTGGCCTTTTAGGTAAAGTTACCCAAGGCTGTACGCCAAACGAGGCGGGTGGCTTTGCCCTGACTGAAAAATTCTGGACACCAGTTATGGAAGATTTTAGGCTTAGGCATTGCCAGACCGATATGCCTGCCCTGCTTAAGCTCTTTAGGAAATCGCAGCGCATTAACCCCGACTTTTTTGATGTAGTGGGCACACAGGAGTTTGGCGTTATCATCTCGGCTGTAGAAACCTCTATGATAGAGAACATTCACCGTAAGGTTTGGTTTAACGATGCCAATGCCCAAACCATTGCAAATGGCGGTGTGTTTACAAACGGTACCGATCTGGGGTATTTTAACTCCTTTAATGGCCTGTTTAAACAGATCTTTACCGAGGTGCCAAGCAACGCCACCAACCGCATTGCCATTACCCAAAATGCCGCCGCTACCTATTCGGCACAGGCATTGCCAGAAGATGTTGCCCTAACCATCTTTGAGAAAATGGTTACCGCAGCCGATGAAAGGCTGGTTAGCGCCGATGATGCTTTTATATTGGCCACACGCTCCCTTGCCGATAACTACCGCGCTACATTGCGTAATAAGAATTTAGGCTCGGGCTTTTTAGAAGTGGTTGAAGAAGGCCGCCCTAAACTGTACTTTGACGGTATTGAGGTTAAAGTGCGTTACGACTGGGACCGTTACATTAAAGAGTATCAAAACAACGGCACTAAATACAACTTGCCGCACCGTGCGGTACTTACCACAAAAAGCAACATCCCGGTTGGTACGCTAAGCGAAGAAGACCTTACCAAACTTGATGTGTTTTACGATAAAACCCTTAAAACAAACATCATGGATGCTGCTTACACCATTGATGCCAAACATTTGGAAAGCTATATGACAGTAGCCGCATATTAGGCTTCGCTATTTGGCTGTAGAGACGCAATGCCTTGCGTCTCACACAATATTGGGTGTAAATTTTACAGGAGACGCAAAGCATTGCGTCTCTACGTCACCCAAAACCTAACAACCGGCAACCATCAACTAACAACCATTTTACCCCAAGAATTCAATTCAAAAAATCAAAACAAAAAAACATGGATTGTACAGGAAATTTAACTGCTGATATTGTATTCGATTGCCTTAACGCACCGGTAGGTGGTATAGAACAAAATGTTGTGCTTATTAATAAAGACGATATAGATGTTACCGCTACTACGGTATCTGCCCTTAACCGCCTTCAGGTAACCAGCATTCAATTAAAAACGGGCAAAACGGGTTATAAGCTAACCGGTATTAAACAGGCCAATGGTAAGGCGTGGGAACTGGTTAAGAAAGAAAATGCCCCCGACAAATTTAAGCACACCTTTAGCGGTGTGATCTTTAGCCCAAGCCTGGAAAATAAAGAACAAGCCGATAAACTTAGCCAGGGCGCTAAATATATTGCTGTTGTAGAACAGGTTTGGAAGGGCGCCAACAATGCCGATGCGTTTGAGGTACTTGGCCTTAACAGCGGCCTTGAGCTTACTACCATGACTAACAGCTCTAAAGAAAATGACAACATGATCATGTTCGAACTTTCATCTGCCGATGGTTTTGAAGAAACCACCATGCCTAAAACCTATTACTGGACACCGGTAGCCCCAGAGCTTCCTGCAGCAGGCTATACCGAAAGGAAAACGTTGTTTGACAACTGCTTTACAGAGGCATAACTTATGGATTTTTCCACTATGGATATCAGCACCCTCACCCGTTCTGTAACGGGCGAGGGGGTGCGATACCTGGAGCTGTTCCTTAAGGAATATACCTCCCTGTTTCCGGGGCCGGTAAATCCCTCCTGCCCTACCTGCCTGCATAACTACCTAACGGCTTATAAACAACATTATAATACCATGCAAAATACCTGCAAGTATAGGCTGCACGCCAAGTACGAAAACATACCGTTGGAGTTTGGGTCGGCCATACTGGTTAATAACCTCAACATAACCGATGCCCATGCTCAAAATCTGTTGCAACAGCCTAACGGTGAACGCTTTTTTGCCCAGCTGCCCACTAAAGAAGAACCTATCTCAGAAAAAATAAAAACCCTTAAAAAAGTGGTTAAGAGAGCCGCGAAAGCTAAAAAAAAAGACCCTGAAGATTTAAGTCCGCCTGATATTCCCAACACCGCACCAGCTTAATGAAAACCCTCTTAATAGACGTGTGGAAACGCCTTACACCGTGGAGCAAAACCACTGATGTGTATGCTAATGACATAGACAATGCCTACCCCGAGCGTATGGACCGGCTGATAAATAACAGCGTAACGGCCAAGAGTGCTGCCGCTATAATGGTGCAGTACCTCATCGGCAAAGGTTACGGTGCAGATGCAGATGGCATTATCATCAACAAAGAAAAAAACCTGAAGCTGATTGATTTTGCCGACGACGTAGCCGATGACCTTGTTAAACAGCGCGGTGTGTTTATTCACATTAACTGGAATGCCCTGTACCAGATAGCCGACTTTAGCGTAATCCCTTATGAGTGGTGCCGCATTGGTAAGAAAGACAGTAACGATTATGCAGGTAAAGTAGCCATCAGTAAAGAATGGCTAAAGCCGAAACGCAGCGACATACAACTTATCGACATTTATAATCCCCGCAAAAAAGTAATAGATGCACAGGTAGAAAAAGCCGGTGGGTGGGAGCATTACAAAGGCCAGGTTCTGTTTATCAATATGGATACCAAGCTCATTTACCCGCTTTCGAGAATTGATTCGGTCGCCGAAGACTGCGATAGCGAATCTCAGGCATCGGTCTATAAAAACAGGCTATTGCGTAAAGGCTTCTTTGGTAACACATTGGTGGTTACGCGTCCCCTTGTAGGCGAAGGGTTGGAGCCCGGCAGCCGTGCATTACTGGATGCCGAGAACGAACGGGAAGCTTTCCAGAAAGCCATTAAAGACAGCCTGGGTGCACAAAATACGGGCGGTGTATTATGCCTGGAGATGGATTTTGCCGGCGAAAAGCTGGACGATGCCATCCTGATAAAACAAATAGAAAGCAAAATAGATGACAAGCTGTTTAATTACACCGAGACCAGTGTTCGCGAAAACATACTGGTAGCCTTTAATAACCTGCCTGCAGGATTGGTAAAGACCAATGATTCGGCGCTTTTTGGTAATTCCGGCGAGGCCATTAGAGAGATGAAACGCACCTACTGGGAGAATACCAGTAAAGAGCGCAGCCTGCTAACGGCAGTGCTTAACCAGTTGTTGCAACGTTCACAAGATTTTGCAAGCCTTATTGTTGAACCCTTAAAACTGATAGAAGATGCAGCCCCTGATAACCCGGAATGATATAGCCCGCTACAAGCAAATTGCTAAAACCCCGCATGATGATAAACTCAATGAGCAAATTTTAGACGCACAACTGCTGGATGTTGCCCCGCTCATAGGCGAAAGCCTGTTCAACAAAATTGTTTCATCACCACAGGATCATATAGATTTGTTAGATGGGGGCATTTACGAACATGACGGTATTAGCTATACCAATTATGGCCTTAAAATGGTATTGGCCTACTTTGCTTACGCCCGCTATATTATGTTCTCATCGGCTATAGACACACCGTTCTCAGTAGTCGAAAAACTATCGGACAACAGCAGGCCTGTAGAGGCATCCGCCAGGAAAACCATTTATACTTTAAACAGGCAGGCAGCACAACAGGTTTGGGATAATGTAAGGAACTATCTCATTCGCACCCGCCATCCCGATTATACAAGCTGCACTACAAAACAGGGCAGCTTAAGATTTAAAAAAATAGTATAATACATGATTGTTATAGCTACCGTAAACAGCAGGCGCTTTAAGCTTAATGGCATAGAATACCTAAAAAATTACATAAGCACCTTGCATGGCAACAACATAGAGATATTTAATTGTTACGAGCGCGGTGATGTTTTAGTACAGTCTGCCAATTATAGCGATGTAAAGCTTAACGGTGTAATATATACATCGGCAACAGCATTACAGGCCGCATTATTAGATGTTACCTATTCCCGCATTATGGGATCAGATAGCGAATTCTCAGAACAGGATAACATCGACATTAAAAAAGGCTTTTCTTTTACAGGTAACCTTACCAATACCATAGTCGCCAACCGTGTTAACAACATGCCGTTCTTTACCGTTTCAGATACCCAGTCGGTTTGGGTCATTGCCAATCAGTACCAGGTACAAACAGCACAACCCGGAGACTTTTCAGGTCCCATTTTAGGTTACATCAGTATTGTAAAAACGTTTAAATACAAAATATTCAACAAAGGCAAAGGCACCTATGGTGTGGGTGGGGCAACTACACTAACAGCAGCCGATATAGAACTGGTATACGCTAACGATACTACTATTCAGGATATTGATACTGACGCCGAAACTGATGTTATAGAATATGGAGTGATTGCAGGCCAAAGTATACACGAATGGCTTAACGCACAAACCCCTGCTCTTATAGTACAGCCCCAAAATGAGGGGTACACCCTTTTTAAAGGCATTATAAATGATGTTGAAATTACTTATTTGTGGGTAGGTATTATGGGAACTTATGGTTCGGGCGCATTACAAAGTACTGCAAATGATTTTCAGGAGCTAAGCCAGGAGCAAAATGCAACGCCATACATTCCTAATTTACAGGAAGTGACACAGCAAGGCGCATTAACAGCGATACCTATTATTGTAAATGATATTACTGCCAACACCGTTAACGAATACACAGCGAAAGCTATAAAGCATAAAGGAGCCAATGGCCGCACGCTAAATATAATCCCAACAGAACCCACAGTAAATGGCGTTGAAGCAGTATTGCCTCAAATGGCTGCCAATGATACCTTCGCCATGCAGGGATGGGTAAATGGCCTTACCCTTACTGCTAATCAGGCAGCGCAGGAAGTTTATTTAAAAAATACTGAAGGTACAACGCTTGCTACACTCAACGTTGGCTTTTTAAACAATGAAGGTACCACGTTTAGCTATAATACAAGCACCGGAAATCTCGAACTTAAAAATGATGATGGCGTATTGCTTAGCGCCATACCGGTAAGTTCGTTTGTTAGTAATATTGTAGCATCAGCAGGTTTTAATGCTACAACACCATCATTATTAGAGTTTAAGGATAGTACCAATACGGTACAATTCTCTGTACCGTATACCATAAATAATATTGCGGGGCTGCAGCAGGCATTAGATGCATTAATAATACCCGATGCAACAGAGACAATTAAGGGAAAAGCGAGGATAGCAACCCAAGCCGAAACAAATACAGGCACTGATGACGCTACGATCGTTACCCCTAAAAAAATGGAGGTAAGGGTAACTTCTAAAATAAATGCCATAACGTCTGATACGGTTACACAAACAGCTAATAATAGGTTTTTATCGGTTGGGCCTAACTTACCGGCTCCCGATGCTACCACTAAATTGCAGTATGTAACAAACCCCAATCCTGTTCCCGGAACCGGAGATGCATATAGCTTTTCTCCCGGGTTATTCTTAAAACCTGCAAATGGAATACCGGTATCGCTTACTCAAAACAGCAGGGTATTTGCATCCGCAGACTGGGTGGGTGATGAATTTATTACAGGCTACGGATTACTTTCTCCTAACGATTCATTTTATAGTAAAGTTACCAATGCGTTAGGGTTTAACTCGGTTAACAATGGTATTAACGGCTCGAAAATTTTTAACCACTATAATGGATTGTACCGTACCACCAATAGTGAACTAAGGTTCATTAGTCTTGGTACAAACGATTATGCGAGCTACGGAAGCAACGGCGCAGTTCCGTTTGCCAATATGATGCGGGGATTATTACTTTCAGCATACGGTACAGAAGCTACAAAAGGACAGGCCATGACATTAAGCGGCACCGATTGGGAAAATGACACCCTGTATGGCAATACAACTACCGGAGTTAAAACAACAGTAACAGGAGCCACAGCTACATTTACTCGTAACGGTAGCGCGATCTATGTTACTATAGCTTACACAGGTTCAGGCGCAACTGCATATAGCATAAGTATAGATGGAGTAAACCAAGGGTCGTTTAGTTCTAACGCATATGAGCAGTTTGGAGGCTACCCTTTACCAACAGCCAGCAACTATTACGCCTATACTCATAGATTTGCTGGATTATCGAACGAGACGCATACAATTACCGTAACCAAAACGGGGTCAATTGGTATTTTAAAAGTTATCGGATCCTTATCCAACAACAGCTTAAGGCCCAGCTTTACCTTCGGGGGGCAATCGCAATATGTTTTTGCACCGTGGCGCATGAATGCCTTAGGTTATTCTAATTATTCAGGGATAAATGATACTGTTGTTGAAAGCTATAAAATTGCGCTTAAAGCTACTGTATATGAGTTAGCGAATGACGGGCTTAACATTGAATACTGGGATACGGATGCCGAGGCTAGTCCAAATATAACTAGCTACTCACAAGCTAATGGTATATACCGAACATCCACTGCTCATACATCGATTACTCATTATATTATTAACAGGCTTTCTGTTTATAATCCCAAAAAGAATAGTTACATAGATCAGTTGCCATCAATATTAGCTTCTAAAGCTAACATTGGGGATTTCGTTAATTTGGATGGCTCACAGACCATATCAGGTGTAAAAACTTTTTCAACGTACTTAATCGCGAATGAGATTAGAGGACTTAGCGGTTCTACGGCAAATCCCGTTATTGGTATCGGTGGAAATACTATAGTGTTTAGCAAAAGTTCTACTAACGCAGGACCAATAGTAAACATGTCCCATCCTAATACATCTGGTACACAAGACTTGTTAAATTTTAATAAAGGAGGTCTTGGGTTAGTTGGCGGGGTTACATACGATGGACATTTTTATGGCCAGCCTGCTACTGCATTAAACCATTATATAACGCTTCGCCAGTTAGGCACTACAATAACAATTACAGGCAATGTTATTACGCCGGTTATAGGTAATTCAAAATATATTGCCAATGGGGGTACTATGCTTACCATTCCTCTGCCACTGGACACAAATGCTAATATAGGCGATTTTATTGAGGTGCGCGGACGTAATACTGGCGGCTGGCGATTATCGCAGCCCGAAACTGCCACAGTAGTACATGGAATTACCAATACTACAGCAGGCACAGCAGGTTCTATAAGTTCTACCGCTCAATATGATTCTATCAGGATAGAAAAAATTGCGCCTAATGAATGGGTAATTGTACAATCTGCCGGAACACTTTCAATAGTATGATTATAGCTGCATGAAATATTTCATCATAATATATATCATGAAAATTTTACAATCTTTTTTGTTATCCATTGTCACCTTTTTTTCGCCCGTTCAGGGAATATTAATTGCTGTTGGGGTAACCATTATGGCCGATACCATTACAGGTGTTTACAGGTGTAAAAAACTAAAACAACCCATAGTAAGTAAGCGTTTACGGCAGGTTGCGAACAAAATGGCAGTATATGAAGCCGCTGTAATTCTTTTTTGGCTAATGGATCATTACCTCCTCTCAGAATTTTTTAAAATATGGTTTTCAGTTGATTATTTTTTTACAAAAATAGTTGCACTGGTATTAATTTTTACTGAGATGGTCTCCATAAAAGAAAATATAGAAGAAGCTCATTCTTTTAGTATCGCAGGTATGATACGGACATTACTCAAAAGCGGAAAGGAAATTAAAAACGATGTTAACCAAATAATATAATAAAATGATAGCAGCAAAATATCAATGGGTGGCTCAAATTCCTGACTTGCCTAAAATGGTTGCCGAAGCCTTTAGATTAGGAAAGCTAAACACTACTGAAATACCCGGCGCTAAATCAAACCCTGTTATAATGTCTCTCGCTAAAGAAGCTGAGGTTGCTAATATTTTTACAGGTGATGAGGTTGCGTGGTGTGCCGTAGCGCATACTGTATTAGCGCTGCGAGCAGACAAACCAGTTTTGTTTAAGGGCTATGCCCGCTTAAGAGCGGCATCATTTTTAGAGTTCGGACAAATGATAAGTGTACCCTGTCTTGGCGACACCCTTGTTTTTAAAAGAGAAGGTGGTTACCATGTAGGACTTTACATTGGCGAAGATACTACCCATTACCATGTAGCGGGAGGCAATCAAAGCAATCAATATAATATAACCCGTATAGACAAGAAACGTTTGCTACAGGCACGTAGGCCGTATTATACAACGGGTGTGCCTAAAAGCGTAAAGAGATTATTTTTAAATGCTACTGGTGAGATTTCTAAAAATGAAGTATAG